CCCCTCGACCATTTCGTTTACGAGTGGTTCTCACGCCTACAAGTCCCACCCAAGTTACGGTACCACCCACCCCGATACTGAAAACTTTCCACGCCACAAGCTGTGCCACGTAAAGCAAGCCGATCCCGAAGGGTTGTTTTTTGAGTACTACTACGCCGCTGACCGCCTCCATCAAGACGATTATAACTTTGAGTACAGTCAGGCGGATCTAGGGGGGAATCAATATGACACCGTTATCCGTACTTACGTAATTCTGCGGTCTGAATTCGATGAAGCAGATAATAAGTATGAGGCGGGTGATAAGATGCCCGAGATACCCGCGGGTGTATTCCCGAATGATACGTACATTTTGATGACGCGACAGCAGAAGCGCATAGGGGACGCGGAACTGGACGGACTCTTTGTTGTTGAGCAGCGTGTGTATTTTAAATATGAGGACAAGGTTTCGTTTAACACCGACCCGGAGTTCAATGATGAACTTAAGACGACCGAAATTCTTGCTTATCGGGGGAAACCAAGCGTCCCGACTGTGGCGGGAACCGTGACTTGGACAACCGCCCACGCCGTGGCTCGGGCTAATTGGGGGGTAAAGGTCGAAACTAGTCCCGCCGCCGATGTTGGGACATTCAATTATGAAGTGCAGCGTCTTTCCAATGACTGGTGGAAAATAGTTGTGCAGCAGATAGTGGGAAAGAATCTCATAGACGGGATTAGCTATATGACTAACCGTAATTATTCATACCCCGCTGAATTGATCGGGTTCCGGTTTACGCTCATTGCTAGGAGAGATGGTTCCGAAGAAAATTCTGTAGTGGCGCTGGAAAAAGATGCCTTTTCGGGGCCGATTCGTATGACGGTTACTCGTAGGTGGTATGCGAATGCTTCGGATGCAAATTCAATCATTAGTAATTTTACGATAAATACGTACAAGCCCCGCAGCGGTAGCTACTCGGGGGCGTTGTATAGTCTGAGTTATAGCAATGTGCTCACCAAGCCCTTTACGTTGATTGACACGGTGGGGACTGGCCACCCCACGTATAAGATGGGGGCCTATGCCCATAACTTCTTTGAGCAAGGCAGCACTCCACCCGCCCAACCCGCATCCGGCTCTATTGTCAATGTAGCCGCTACGTCCCAGCAGTTCAGGGCTGGGTATCTGGTAGAGACCGTTACTGGGGTTATACCCTGATCCTAGCCAATGCCCATTGAAATAACACGCGCTGGCCCCGAGAACATAACCACCAACGGATTTCCTGAGGGTCACGTAAGCGGTGCTAATAACCCAGCGGAACCCCCCTTACAGCATCGTCCTCACGCATTTGCCCTGATGCACGGCGACGGTGGGGCCAAGGTCGCCTATGGGCAGTTAGCGTGGCGTATTGATGTTCTTCAACTTAGTTTTGCTACCGGCTCTGGACCAGTTGACGAAGCAGGCCAACTCGCCATAGCCGCGTTTAATATAAAAGTCCCGACTATTGATAGCAGCACTGGAGAACCGATGGACCGGACGGCCCCCAATACTTACAACCAGTTGGATGGGTACGGAGATGTTTACCTTTATTGGACTACAAGTCTTAGTGAAGAGGAACTAGAGGATCGTGTGAACGCTTGTTGGGTGCAAGTAGGGGGCTCCTCTCCCGCTGAAGACGAATTAGATGCTGTAGCTACCGCGGCGGGTGCGTTCGGCAGATTTTATCCAACTACGGGGTCTCCTTCAACGGGGCAATTAGAGGGAACCTACCGTGTTAAATTGGGGACCGTTGATGAGGACGAGCTAGTCAAACAAGACCACGCCTCCGACGTATATTGGTCTACGGTCCTTTTAGAAAGGTATGGCAGTTGATAATGAAGAGTGACGAATTAGCCCCACCCCACTTCCCCGAGGATACACCCGACACCCGATTTCCTGAGGGGCGCGTGCATGGGGCCAATAAGACCGCGGAACCCCCTTTACAGCACCGCCCCCACCCGTTCGCTTTGAGTTATGGCGAAAATGGGGCCAAGATCGCATACGGTCAATTTACATGGCACATGGCTGTGATAGATTTTTATTTTAATACCAGCGACGACGGCCTTGATGACACTCCCTTGGAGAGGGCGGGGCAAGACGCCATTGATGGGGTAAATGTAAAAATCCCGACTATTGATAGCAGCACTGGAGATCCGATGGACCGGAATATGCCTAATGTCTACCATGAGCTAGACGGGTATGGGGATGTTTATCTTGTCTGGCGTATGGTATTTAATGAAGAGCCTAATGTTGTTACTCAATGCTATGTTGAAGTTGGGACGGGCACCACCATTGCTGATGCCGCCGGTGTAACCGTCGATGCGACTACTTATAACAGGTTCGATGGGTCGGGGACGTCCTCAGCGGAAGAGGAGGGCACGTACCGAATAAAATTAGGTAGTGTGACCGAAGATGCTTTGGTTACACAAGATATTTCTAGTGATGTGCATTGGTCTTTCTTTTTAATGGAACGAGAACTAACTGCATAAAAATGAATGGTTGCCTTGAATGTTCTTGTGCGGCTTTCACAAAAGACTCTTTTGTGACTTATTGCACAGAACCGGCGTATGTGGGTATATCCCTACTGCCTATAGACACCTTCATTCGTTTAGCTTCTTTATTAAAAGAGGAGGACACTAAGCCTACGGCGCGGTCGTTGTACGACAGGGGCGTGAAATTTCTTAGGCTCCCCCTTTTCAGGTTGCGGGAGATTTCTTCAGGGGTTTTCAGGGTGTGTAAACATGACGGGAGGCACAGAGCCCATGTCTTACGAGACGAGGGATACGAAACCATGCCTGTTATATTATTCTGTTCTAGCAACGAGTCCGAGAACCAGACTTGGCCCGAGTCTATACAGGCACAGGAAGATGCAGAAGACCCTGAATTCAGGGTCTCCCGGCCCCCACGGCTCGATCTGGCTCAGTGGCCCGATCCTTGACCCTTGAGCCTCTATCTGGTAGCTTTAAGCATGGCCACACTGACCGTTCAAGGCGTGGAAGATGCCCTGCTGGAAGTATGTGGGTCTCGGGGTGCCACTAGCGCCCAATTCAGAAAAGAACTGAATCTGGCCCTCCCCCGGCTCTATACTATGGGGATGTGGAGGGATCTTCTTTTCGAGGAGGTTATTACCACGACTTCTAGCACGTTCACGATCCCCGATGAAGCCGAGTCAATTATTTCGGCCCTCGTAGACGCCGACGGGAGTAGTACGGATTATTCGTACCCCAACCCCGTCCATAGCCAGCACCACGATTACAGGATCGTGGGCCGGGATGACTCAGCAGGAGACCACACCCTGTCCATGTTTGGGATTGTGGATGACGGCTACTCACCCACCGTCGAGGAGCCTGTGGCGGATAAGACTTACAGTTTGCGGTTAGCTCCGATCAACCCATCCACAAACCTCCCCGCGTCTGGGACGATACATGTTACTTTCTCCAACGGGACAGATATGTCCAAGGTCACCACCGAAATTACCAATGCCCAAGGGGGGCAATTTACCTGCGGCGGTGAAGGCGACCCTTGGCTCACGACCCACGCAACTGACAACGACATTACGAGCATCAGTGAGATTCGTGTGGGAACAGTTGAACTGCCCGCTCCTGTTAAGCTCCTTTGGGTAGAAAAAGATTCATCTCCTGAAGTTACGCTCGTAGCCGCAACCAGCCTCCGACAGGCCAACCAAGTCACCCGCTACCGCCGTTACCGCGTCGACAACAGGAACGAAAAGACGATGTCGCTGCGGTTGCTCCTTAAGCGTAAGTTCCAAAAGTTGATTGATAGCACGGATGTTGTTTATCTCTCCAGTATAAATGCGATCAAGCACGCCTTGCTGGGCAACATCGCGGAAAAGAACGCGGACCTAGAGCGGGCGGAATATCATTGGGCCGTGTGCCAACGCCTCCTTGAAGAGCAACTGGATGCCCATAGAGGCGCGGCAAAGCCCAAGATATCTTTTGACCCCTCTGGTGTGGGAGCTTACACCAGTAACTTGATGTAATCTCAACCCCTACTACGATGATCCAATATATCACCGAAAACAAAGAAGAGCTGCTGCAAATCGTTGCCAGCGTAATCGCGGTCGCCTCGCTTATTGCAACCATGACTCCGAACGAGTCAGACAACAAATGGGTCAACCGAATTTCGTCCGTTGTATCGTGGCTCGCCCTTAATGTGGGCAAGGCTAAGAGCAAGTGAAGACCTTCTTCCAACTGCTGACCGCTGCCCTCAATGCCTACATCGAACACGTCCGACTGCAACGAGACAGACATCTCGACGCTTTGGAAGATCGTCTTGATGGCCTTGCTGCCATTGGTGACGCTCATAGCAAGCTGCTCATCGAGCGGGTCGCTAAACGCATCGAGCGCGAACGCAAGCGCCTTATACGATCCGCCGACAGTAACTCTGATTGAAGGGCAGCCCTATCAGTTCAAGGAGGGCGTTCTTGTTGGGCGGAAGAATCATAAGTTTCACAGCGACTATTCATATCGTCGCGCTGTAATCATTGGAGAGAAATGATCAACCCCCGTATCATAGACTCGTTAGTCGGCATGACGGCCCCCATGCTGGGTCTTATTACCAGTATGCAGGAGCAATTTGAATACTGGCTCCGCGTTGGTTCACTGATTGTCGGCATCACCGTCGGGCTGGCTTCGCTTTACAGACTACTTTCCAAACGTAAAAAATGAAAATCGGATTATGTGTGGGGCATTCGCGGCTAGGCGATCAGGGGGCTTATACTACAGGTGAATATGTCCTGTCGGAGTGGGACTTCAACCGCGACATGGTGCGCCGGATCGCGCAGTCATTGAGCAATAACTACGGGTGGGCCAGCGGCGGCGACTACGCTATTTATGATAGCTACCCCGCGCGCAGTTATACAGGAGCTATAAGCTATATCTCCCGTAAGATGCGCGATGACAACATCACAGCGGCCATCGAACTTCACTTTAATTCGGCCTCCCCGTCGGCTAGCGGCCATGAGTGGTTGTACTGGCCGACGAGTAATGGCGGGAAATTACTAGCCACCACTTTGCGAGATGAGATGGAAGAGGCTTACCCCGATATGAAGTCCCGTGGGATCAAACCACGCGGGCCTCGGCAGCGGGGGTCAGCTTTCTTGAGAAAGACACACTGCTATTCAGTAATTGCCGAACCTTTTTTCGGCTCTAATGCTGAAGAATGGGCAATGATTAACCATGACCGAGGCAAACTGGCCGGTGTTTATGCCCGCGCCCTAACCAAGTTTGTAGATGGATAACGTACCTAAGAGTGTAACTATGGCGGGCGTTCGTGTGCGGATCAACTTCAGGGATCTAGGCGACGACGAATGCTATGGCTTATATTCCCATAGGCGCAAACTCATCACGATTGACAAGTCCCTCAAGGACAAAGAACTAATTGATACGATACGCCATGAGATGCTCCACGCGGCTTTAGGAATTTCAGGACTGGCATTTTGCGAGTCCTATGAAGAAGAAGCCATCGTGCGCTGTATGGACGAAATATTTTTCCCCGCGTGGGGACGATTCCTGAAACGATTCAAACCTTAACCAACCGATGTCTGATCCAAGAACTGCATTAGTACGCCCCCAAAAGAAGCCCGTAGATATTGATAAGGCTTTTGAAGTCTTATTCGCCTATGAGGGGTTCCGCGCGAAACCGTATAAGGACTCCAAGGGCAAGTGGACCATTGGTATTGGCCATCTGATTGGGGATGGTTCTGACGCGGCTTACAAGAAATCCCCCTTTTATAACAAGACGATTAGTAAAGAGGCCGCGACAAAGCTCGCCAAAGCGGAACTGTCGGATCGCTTACCGAAGGTTGTGTCCCTGATCGGGGATCAGATTTTTGATATGAAGCCCGATACCCAGTACCAGCTCATAGCATCTTTTTACAGAGGCGGTATAACCGGGTCACCCAAGACCCTTAAGTTGATACGTGAGGGCAAGTTTAAGGAGGCAGGAGATGAGTTTCTTGATAATGATGAATACCGGGCGGCGGTTAAATCCGGTAGTGGGGTAGCCGGTCGAATGAACAACCTCGCTGTCGCCCTTAAATCTGAAGCTAAATCTAAAGAGCCCTCTTTTGAGGAGGCCGTCGAACAACGTATTACACGATAACCACACAATGACTGAAGAAGAATTCACCCCCCATGAGATGTTCTCTAAAGAGGGCAAAGCCGTGATGGCTAAGACCTATAAGCAGCACCTTATCCTAAAGGAAAAAGGTTATGGGCACTCACCGCCGAAGAGTGCGGGCAAGAAGAAAACTAAGAATCAGACTTCTAGTAATGAATCCTTTACCGATGCGGTTGAAAGGAGAACAAGCGGTGGCTACTAAACGCTTCAAGCGATTGCCGTCTGGACGTATTAGTTACCACGGCGAGACCTTTGCGGGGGTCAACAAACCCAAGCGCGCCCCGAAAGGGAGCAAGAAGAAGTTTGTCGTGTTGGGCAAGCAGGGGGACAAAGTCAAAAAAGTGTCTTATGGGCACCGGGACTACTCCGACTTTACGAAACACAAGGACCCCAAGCGCCGCGCTAACTTTCGAGCGCGCCATAATTGCAAGACCGCCAAGGATAAGACCACGGCGAGACACTGGGCGTGCAAGCATCTCTGGTAGATGAAGAAAAAGCTCCCCCGGCAATTTACGAAAGAGAAGGGGAGCGGGTTCATTGTCTTCACACCCTCTTCCGAGAATGTGAAACAGGCTTTCGAGCGTAGCCAGAAATTGGGGATACCCCCCAACTCGTTTACACGTGGGTTGGGCCGGATGACGGGGTTTCTGGGGGAGGTAGCTTTTGGTCTCCTATACCCCGAGGCTAAATACGTGGGCGGGCGGTGTTATACCCATGACTATTCTCTCAAGGGTAAGAAGATAGATATTAAGTCAAAGAGTTGCAGTGGCACACCTTTGCCGCACTACACGGCTTCGGTGAATTGCCCGCCCGATAAAGATCCCGAAGCGGAGTATTACTATTTTGTACGGGTACGCAAAGACCTCAGTAAAGCGTGGCTGCTCGGATGGCTGCCTACGCCGCGAATATTAAAGAGTGGGGATTACAAGAAACGGGGAGAAAAGGGGGACGACGGGTTTATTTACAGGGTTAGTGGTTACCATGTACCTATCAAATGTCTTCGTCTGCCCTCATCCCTTTGATGCGCGCGGCCATCCCCTTGAGTTTACGCAGCTCCCCCTCCAGTCTACTGCGCTCCTGCAGGTGGTAATCAATTCGATTTGTTAGCATCCGGTAGTCCTCCCGCAGGAACTGAATGTGGGTCTCCACCCGTTCAAGGTCTTCAAACTCACTTACGTGTTCGTATGGGTCCGCCATAAGTTTCGTTATACCGAGGCTTCTGATATGTCAAAAGTTTTCGCTAGGTCGATTGTCCACATTTTTCCCCCACCCTTGCCTCGGGAGTTAACTGGGCGGACATGAGTGTTATTCTTTCCTGCTTCCTCTAGGGAGGCCATACCCCTTCTGACGAACTCCAGATTGTGGCTCATCCCCACGCTCCGACCGTTATTGAATTCGTGGAGTAGAACTTGGAATTCTGTGAGGGTGCCCTGCCATTTGGGGATGGTGTCATTTTGTTCCCGGCACCGCTTGCAGAAGAATTCAACCAGTTCGGCAATAGAAGACCTACTGGAGTTGTCGTAGGCGGCGGACGCAACCGACTCGTCAATGAAACTGACCACCCCGAAGCGCCCCCCGACTACGACTTCTTGTGGAGGGGTCCAGTCCAGCAGCCACTTCCCGAAATGGGGGAGTTCCTGATGTATCGTGGTTTCAACAGTACTGTTTGATGGGAAGGAGCTTCGGGCTTCGTCCCGCACCCGGAGAGCCATCAGCTTATCTCGGTTGCTGCTATCTAGCGCGGGGATAACGGACAGGCTGTTTGCGTCCATGTTGAGGGACAGGATAACCCGCCCCGCCCACGGAACTGAAAGAGAATCCGCGTACTTCGCTTGGTATTCGACTCGGGGGTTGGCGACAGCTCGTTTGATAAGTTCTGTGGCCTTTCTTTGGTCTTGGAAGCTGGCGGCTGAAGTCGTGTCGTCGATCACCCACGCCGCTACCCTACCAAGATCCTTGTTGAATTTTGTCTGCCCCGAGAGGTAGTCACTGGCGTCGGCGTAGCCACCTACTAGACCTGAGATGACCCGGTTTGATAGAAGACTCTTACCTTTACTGGTCGCCCCTACGAGGATGAGCGCCTGTCCTTGCGACATTCTCCGGTTGAGGACGGCTTCGTAAAAGCGTTTCATCCACGCGTAGAAGTAGTTCAGCGTGTTGGTGGGGGTGGAGTTCTTGAAGAGTTGCCCCAACCAGTCGTGGATGAAGGGCCAGTTGGCCGGGTCTCCGTCCTCGTCTGGTTCTACCGGCGTAAGATTTGCGTTATTGAGTATACGCTGGCTGTTGTAAGACACGACACGGTTGCTGGAGAAGATAACGGGTGCGATCTCGTCTATGCGGTTGTGGTTACTTATCGTAAGGATGGCGGCTTCTACTTCTGTCAGGGCCTGCCCCTTCTTTGGCTTCATGGAAAACCCTGTTTGCCTGAGTTCCAAGATAAGTTGTTCCTTGGGGATAGTCACCGCGGAGTTGTATAGGAGTTTGAAGAATGCGCGGCCATTGAACCAGTACTCGTCTAGGAGATTCCCCATCTTCGTCTCCTCGTAGTCTGAGACAAACTTAGCCCCAAATATTTCCCGCCAACTGACGAACCCCTTACCCGCCCGGTCTGAGTAGCAGATCATACCATCGTCGGCTACCTGACAGCCCTCTCGGTGGATGCCGTCGTCTATCCAGAACAGGGGGCCTCGGGTGCCCACTTCAAAATCTCCGATCCACCTGTTTGGGAACTGCTTGTCTATTTCGGCGGCTACGACATCAATAGGAATAGCGGTGTCACTGGTTGTGGGAGGCTTGGAAGCCGCCGCCTTCGTCAGTGCGGTCTGGATCGTGGCGCTGGTTACAAGGCCCCCCATGTTTACCCAGTTTTCGCCTAGCTCGAAATACTGAGACGCCCGCAGGGAGGAAGAGTCGAACCCTGCAAGAATCCTATCTGGTTTTATTATGTCCTTTAGACACTTGATAAAGGTGTCGAACATTTCGGGAGCAATAGGCATCGCCTTTTCAAACTCCCACACCAGCCGGATGTAGCCCGATTGCGTTTCTGACCGCCATGTCGGCGGGTGGTTAGGGCACTTAGCCCCGATGACCGCGTCCACCTCGGCCCAGTTAACTGGAGCATCGTAGTCTGCCACCACCCCGTATATTTTGTTCGGGGGGTTGTCAGTTGAAATTCGTTTGGATGGAGCACTACCTTCTACCAAGCTATAGAATACGTGGTCTGTTTTGGAGTCGGCGCACCATGCCCTGAAATCTGCCTTGCTGGTGAATTTAGGTTTCGATTTGTTTAGGGTCGCGGGATCAGATGTTTTGAAGCATTTGGTATCTCTTAGGTTCTTTATGTATCGGTAACTCATTTTGTGTAACGTGATAAGATTGATCCTTCGGCGGCGAGGGGGATATCAGATATCCATTCGGGCGGCTCGGACATTATTTTCAGGATGTGCTGTAAGGATTCCTCCGCTTTGTCAGCGTCAGCTTCAATGACCACCTCATCATGCACATGGAGCACGATCTTGTAGCCCGCTTCGTTTATCCTTACAAGCATATCACTGAAAATGTCACGGGCGAGGGCTTGGGAGGCGTTCTCCGTTACGAATCCACCCCACAGTTTCACGGCTATTTTCTTACCGTGCCGCATTAGTTTTGAGACGAAATGCCGGTCCTTTCCCTTCCCGTCTGTGCGGATAATCCCGTAATCAAGGACCCGCCCACTCGGGAGAGGCACTGTGAAAGGGGTGAGGTACCCTGTTACGCTAAGCTCGTAAGAAGTAGCGATGTCTGTGTTGTACGACCGCCACAGTTTCGTTACTGACCGCATTGAATCTCGGTACAGATCGACCGCCGTATCCGCGTCTTCCTGTTCCATTCCTGACATATGGGCGAACCTAGCCTTACCCGCCCCGTAACCACATCCGAGAACCATCGCCTTAATTTTGTGGCGCAGTTTCGGGTCTTGTTTGAGGGGGCCTTCCGCTTTGTCCCACTGCCCAAATCGAACGGCGAAGGCTTCATAAATGTCATCAGACTCTTCTATCTCCCCCAGCATTTTCTTATCCTCAGCCAGCCAGCATAGAGTACGGACCTCGATCTGGCTGAGGTCAGCCACGAGCAGTCGTTTGTCTGGTTTGGTGGATATAAGATTCCTCAAGTTAACTCCGAACATTTCCTCTCTTGGGAGGTTCTGCAGATTGAGGTTACCACCGCCCCCACTGAAACGCCCTGTGTGCGCCCCGAAGTACATAATCCCGCCGTAGTAACGCCCGTCAGGCATGGTGGCGAAGTCGAAGCTCTCTATCTTTTTCTTGAGTGCATTGATCCTGCGCCAGCTACGGACCGCGTCGATCCATGCGTGTTTCTTACCGTGGTAGTCTATCCACTTCTGTGCCTCCTCATCTGTTGCGGCAAGGCTACCCGGAGGTTCAATACCTACGGTCCGACACTGGTCATCGAAAGCCCTTCGGCTCAACAGGGGAGCATTCCCCATCCACGGGATAGCTTCCTCGGCTTCAAATAGTTTACCGTTTATTATCTCAAGTTGAGTTTTAAGCAGATCCGTGTCGATGGGGAGCCCCCGTTGGGTAATCCTCCGGTTAAGCACACTGATTGCCTTTTCGTGTTCGGGCCAGTCTTGTTGGTAACTAGCCCATAAGTCCAAACACAGTTGTGCGTCCTGCAAGGCGTAGTCGCTGACCTCCTTGCGAAACTCTTCAGTCATTTCCTCCCACCGTTTACCGCTCATGTTGTCGCGGGTACTTTTATCCACGGTCAGTCCAAAAGCCGCGCCAGCCGCTCCTTTGAGCGCGCGAGGAAGGCGGACATACGCCGCCATGTCCGCCGTACAATGCCACGCGGCGGGGGAGATTTCGGGCCACCACGATTGGGTCGCGCCATATAGATATAAGGTCTCATCGAACGATGCGTTGTGGCTTAGGACGATGTTCCCGTTAAGGAGGCTCCAGTTAAAATCCTTAGGGCTCCCCACAAAAGATGTTCCGTCCGTTCCGACAACTGACACCATGTAAGCGTCAAAGTCGGGATGGGAGAAGTATCCAAGGGGGCCAAGGGTCCGAATACTACAGCTCTTGTCGTAGTAAGTTTCATAATCGAGGGCATACGTATCCATTTGATAAAGAAAAGCCCCCACCAGAGATGACTAACAATCGCTAGTGGGGGCTAGTTATGAGGGCATCCAGTTTTATGCGATTACTGGACAGGACACATCACTAACCAGAGCTGCAACACCCCGCCGCAATTCCATGTGCCCTCTTTATTCTCCTAGGGAGAGACCTTTTCTTCGTCGGGAGTATCCACGTAGTAACGAATGGTTTTTTCCAAGTCGTCGTCCGTTTTACTATCCGGTTCGTCTTCCGCCACGGGCATGGGGAGTGGAAGCTCCAGTTGCTCAACGTCAATGCCAAGAGTCGTTATCAAGGCGTCTCTCACTGTGACCAGTTTGAGGCGGTTGATTGCGACTTCCTCAAGCTGTTCGTCCAGCTTGGTAATCATATCTGTGAGCATCTTAGCCTCGCCAGTGAGGATAGGAATCGTAGGATCTGTAGGTTCTCCAGACATGACTAGCGCGCGTTGAATTCTGCGATCCACTCAGACACGGCCTTGTCGGGCGCGTTCTGAGACACGGTGAGCATGGGTGCGAACCAGCTATACTTACCCCGAGTAATAGGGCAGGACTCAAAGTTCCACAGGATCTCACCGAGGTTTTTATCCCGGTTGAAGGCCGCGTAAGTAGCTAGACGCTTGAAGGTCTGCCGGTAGGCGTCCTTCGCCACATTGATTTTCCCGAGAGCGTATTTGTGCTTCCCGATGGTGAACGGGTAAGCATTGTCATTTTCATCGTCCTTAGGCTGCTTGAACAACAGAGTGATCTCTGCGAATTCAAGCAGGTTGTACTCCGAGGATTCCGCGAGCTTCGCCCGTACCTCCTCGGTGTATGCGATTTGGGGCATTGCGTCCTCTTCAAAAGGCACATCTTCACGCCAGCCCTTTGTTGCGGCGAGCACGGATACTTCCGTAGGCTCCCCCGGAGGCAGCATAATGTGCTTCTTGTCGAGGACGGCACTCCCGAAGGGCGCGTCAATGTCGCTCGTCTTTTGGACGATGTTCAAGCGGGGGATATCAATATCCGAGGCGTCAATAATGAAGCCAGCTTCGTTAGGGATCATCCCTCCTTTAGGCGCGGCTGCGAGAGCCGTAGTTTCGTTACTCATGGTTACGTTTTTTGGTTCTTGGTTACGACCTACGATAAAGTGTATCGCGGGTCTGAGGTTTCGATAATGCCCGCATCTTGGCAGGCGTCAACGAAATTGTCAGATAATTTTCTCTTCCCTCCTTTTTCAGCCGTATCGCCTACGGCCTTAGCGAGTTTCGCTAGAGGAATGTTTGCGTGCTTTATTACATCTTCAGCACTAACTCCAAATTCAGAGGCTACTTCCAAGAGACTTTCGTTGTCCATAATGCGGCGAGAAGACCCCATACTTTTGAGTTTAAGAGAGGGGAACTCAGTGCCGTCCTTGGCTAGGGCTACCGCCTTCTTCTTGAAGCGGTCTGCCCAGTTGGAAACGATTTTAGCGATGGCCCACAGTTGTTCTACAATCTCAGGATCTTCCGTGCCTTCAATATCTACGTCCGGTAGCTGGGGGTTGATCTTCTTGGCGACCTCGATAACCAACCCACCGAGGGCGGGGCAGGAATCTTCGTAGCGGCAGAAGCGGCAGTTCACGTTGGGGGTCAGGTCATCCAGACTAGGGGTTCCCGAATCCCACTTGGGGCGTATCTCCTCGGCCTTCTTAATAACGGCACTCAGCTCGGCTACAATCCCGTCTACGTCTGAGCGGTTAAAGGTGTGGTGTAG